CTTCGTTGACGCTGTAGAGGTCAACTGGGATGGTTTTGGTTTTTGTGAACATAAGGTGTAGGTGCCCTAATTCGTCATCCGCGGCGCATTATGATGATTTCCAGCGCATGAATGGCGTTCTGCAGGTGCGGGCCGCAGTCCCAGCAGATGACACCGAGGTGATAGTCGCGGCCGTGAACATCGCCCATGCGAAGCGGCTTGGCACAGACGCCGCACTTGGGCGTGTCACTGCCGCGGCGTCCGGGGCGTAGGCGGCTGGGCGGGGCTGGCGGCGACATGGTCATCAGTAGCTGCCTCCTCCGGTTGATCGCAGGATGTCGCCCTCGACGTTCATCGCATCCGAAAGAACAACGTAGCGACAAAGATCTATCCAGTCCTTAACGCTTCCGCGTTTTCCGTCAGCCGCAGTGTAAGTTTGCAACGCATAGATTAAGTTTTTGCAGTTCTCCGAGATGTAGAGCTTCGGCTGGTTGCGCGCGTCCACCGGCTTCTCGGGGTTGTAGCTAAGGGCGTCATTTATCATCGACACGCCCTCATCGATGCTGTCGCCCGGTGTCGCCGTGAAGAGCATGCCGAGGTCGGCCATCTCGTCGATGAGGGTCGTTGGGGATTCCTTGCCGAGGGTGCGGGCGTTGCCGTAGCGCGAATCCATCCAGCGCTCAAAGATTTCCTCACCGCCTTCAACGCGCAGGATTTCGTCTTTGTAGCGCTCCAAGCCAAAGCCGAAGTCTTGCTGCGCGGGTCCGGGCTTGCCGTCGAGCTTCTTGCCATCCGGCAGCGCCCACTCGCCGGCATAACCAATGCCCTCAATGTATGACGTTTGGTCGGGCCACTCGCGGTAGACAACGATGCGGCCGGCAGTGTCATGCACCGTCCAGATCATCGCCCAGTTTTTGCCGCTGGCCGGATCGACCCAGTGGTAGCGGGTGCCTTGCGGGACATCCGAGGCGCGGATGACGTGGACCTTGGGATTGAAGAGCGGGAAGCGGCCGCTGATGGCTTTGGTCGGGACACCGTAAGCGCGGCAGAGGATTTTTTCTTTGGTCTCGCTCTGCAGCTCCTTTTTCATCCGAGACCAGCCGGCCCAGGGATTGGACTGCGTGTGGAAGTAAAGGATCGGGCGACCCTTCGGATTGATCTGCTCAATGGGCACTTTGTCGTAGCCGGAGATCTCGCCTTTGTCGTTTTTGAGCGGGAGCAGCTCGGCGTCGGTGTCGGTGATGGTCTTGGCGCCGGACAAATAGTCGGCCACGGTTGGCGACCAGCCTTCGACCGGCGTGAAGGTCACGGCGAGCTTGCCGTTGCGGTCTACGAGGCGGAAACGGAGGGTTTCGAGGACATCCAGCGGGACCAGCTCGTCCGCCCAGGCAAAATCGATCTCGCCGCCCTCCAGCGTGCTTGGATCTTGAGCGTAGTTGCGGAAAATGCAGATCGATTGGTTTGGTGCGACGAATTTTGCCTCGGTGAATCCGCCCTTGACGCTGTAGGTGATGTTGGTGATCTGGCCTTTGCGCGCGTTGCGCCACTCCGGCGGCATGTATTTCCAGATGCGCGGCTGCTGAAGCTCAATGCTGTTCGGAGCAGTGGTTTGAAAGCACCAGACAACGGCCCCGGGCTTGGAATACATGGTCTTAATAACTTCCTTGGCCGCCCATTCGGTCTTGCCGCTGCGGTTTCCGCCCATGACGAGAATTTCGCGGTGTTTTTCGAGCAATTCGGACGCGCGTTTCCACACCGGCGGGATGTAGCCATAGCGGAACGGGTCTGATGCCTCGCGGGCGATCAGTTCTTCGCGTGTTTTGAGATATTTCCAGCCTTCGTCCGGTCCCAGTTTCTCGAGCAGGTCGAGATCGACCTGCATGACGGGGTGCGGTGTGGGCTTAAAGCGTTGTGCGTGCTCGTTCACTAAGCCGCAATAGCCTCCATGACCATTTGCATGGGCTTGTCGTTTCGCGTAGACAGCCTCAAATACCGGCGCAGTCCTTCAATTTGCTCTTGGTCTCCGCGCATCCATCCTGTGCCGTCGCAGGATTCTACGCCGTGCTCATGGCACTGCCAAAGTCGGCGCTCGGTATTGACGCGGCCAACGTGAACGCGCTTCCAATGCTTTGACCAGACTCCAAGCGTGGCCCATTTCCAGTCGGTCGATCCTCCGACAAAAATTACTTCTGCGTCTTGCGGCACGTCATGCGGCTCCATGCCATCTTGGACGACAAATGCGAGCGGAACGTGCGGGGCCGCGAGGCGAATGCGACTTGACCACTCTGGCCACAGGGCTTTTGTGGCATCCTTGTCTGCCACAACGTCTGGCACCGCAATCCACCTTGGCCGCTGGTGGCCCCTAGTGCGATCAATCAAGTCAAGAAAGGCGCCCTCGTCCCATCGCTTGTTGTTTTTCCACGCCGTGAACGCTCCGTTGTCAATCGCGTAGGAAAGCCAACTCGGAGGGCGTCGCCAACCTCCTGGGCTAATAAGCCAGCCGATCCGGCCTTCGTGCTTGCCTGCGAGATAGCCTATTTCTATGCCAGAATTATTTGAGGGCATTACCAGCATCTGCAATGGCTTTCAGTCTGACTTGGCACGCACCACATTGGCCGCACGGCTCGTTGCCGCCCGCGTAGCATGACCACGTTTCTTCCAGCGGCACGTTTAGCCGCCATGCAATATCAACCACCTTGGCCTTAGTTCGGACGATGTAGGGCAGATGCACTTCCATTCGCCGCGTGTGGCAGCACCGCAGGGCAAAATTGAGGTGCTTCATAAAGTCGGCGCGGCAATCGGGATAAACCTCGGCATCGTCGCCGTTGACCGCGCAGGATACCGCCGTGCAGCCGTGCGAGAGCGCATAGCTTGCTGCCATAGCGATCAAGACCATGTTGCGGTTTGGCACGATGGTCGGATGGCCCACAAGCGGCTGGCCGTCTGGGTTGGTCATCGCGCACCGATCAAACAACTGATGCGGCAATGTGATCTTGTCGTATTTGACGCCCAGCTTGGCGCAAGTCGCCTCGGCAAAGGTCAGTTCTTTGATGTGCCTTTGTCCGTAGTTGTAGAGCAGGCAATGGGCTTTGTGGCCTTGATGCAGAAGGTCGTAAAGTAGGGTGGTGCTATCCAGCCCGCCCGACATGAGATGAACGAACTTAGCCATTGGTTAGAATCACGTTTGATGTTGGGGTTTCGCGGACTTCGACGCGGGAAAGCAGCGGCAATCGCGGCTGCAATTCGCGCCAAAGCCACGCGGCAAGGTTTTCGGCAGTGGTCGCGCATGGCAGGATGTCGTTGAGGTTTCGGTGATCGAGGGACGCCACGATCGGCTTCACCACGGCGCTGATGTCCGCGTAATCCTGCACCCATTCGTTAGCGATCGGGCCGCACACGCCAACCAGCACTTCGTAGCTGTGGCCGTGCAGCCGGTGGCATTGATGGCCTGCCGGGAGATGTGGCAGCGAGTGCGCGGCCTCAAAGCGGTAGGTTTTAGTAATTTCGTATTTCATTAAATAGATCGGGCGCCGGCCGGTGCGTCTGCGCGGACGCCAGCTCTCCCCAGAGCCGTTGGTTAAACCGGCGCGGCGCCCAAAATGTCCAAAGTCGGATTCTCCGCGGCAGCGAGCTGGTCGATGCGCGCGGTCAGCCACCGGCCGTTGTCTTCGCGGCAGACGGTGACGTAGTCGTTTTCGAGGCCGCCCTGCGTGACAACGTAGAGCACTCGGCAGGTGCCGATGCCGTCTACTTCAACGCGGAAGTTTTGGGGTGGCCAAGAGATCATGGAAAAGATGTGCAGGCGCCCCACTCGTCTCGCTCGGTGGAGCTGGGCATCCCGGAGATGGTCCGCGGCGTCACACCACATGAACGCCGGCGAGAACCCGCTTGAGCCTGCAACTTGAAAGTCATTTGGATTGTTTACGCTTGCGCATCTCGGCGCATAGCTGATCCGCCTTTTTCTTCGCCTCGCGCGCGACCAACTTCTCGCGCTTGCTGCGGAGAAGGGTGATGGTTTTGTCGATTTCGGCGATCTCTTCTGTCATAATGCTGAATTTACTCATAAATTGTGATGCGCCAGAGACCGATCTGGGCGACTGCGTAGCCAAACCAGACGAGTCCGTGCCAGAACTTGTGCTGGATGAGGCCGAGGTCGATGGCCACGGCGAAGTAGATGAAGCCGACCAAGGCGATGAGGAGGCCGGAGGTCATCGGCGCGCTTTGGCGGTCTTGGCGGATGCGCGGAAGGCTTTGGCGGTGGGCGCGCCGGCGGAACCGGGCTTGCGCATCTTCTCGCCGCTTCCGGCGGCGATGCGGGCTTTTTTAGCGTGGATGTTTGCGTAGAGTCCTGCGGGTTTTTTCATGGTTTGTTCTTTTTGATAGCTTCTCGGAAAAGGTATTGGATCAAGTAAGCGCCGGTCTCCTCGTCGCTGCTGGTGATGTGTTTGAGGAAGTCGGCGACAACGTGATACAGCTCATGGACGAGCGATCCGGTGTCTGAGGCGTCTTCAATCCAAACGACCGCTTGGCCTCCGCAGCACATCGCCCAGGCGGCATCGCTGTCGTCGGGCTGGTTGTCGGGGTCTTTGGGGTCGAGCTGGAGAATGTTCGCACACCGCCGGATCGCCGACGCTTGGGGAGTTCCGCAATAGAACTCCACGACCAGACCAAATGTCTGTTCTCGGACGACGAACCGGCGGGTGCGTTTCATTTAGGCGGCTTTCTTGAGCCGGAGGTTGGCGTAGTGGAGTGCGAGGCGGGCCTTGAAGTTTTCCCACAGCGGTTCTGCGGAAAAAATCCATGACACCTCAAAGTCATCCGGGGATTCTTTGCCGATGCGGACGATGCCGCGGCGCTGGACTTTCATGTCCGGGCGGTTCTCGTTCCAGAGTTGCTCGTAGCCGGCCAACTGGATCTTGTGCGCGCCGACAATGGCTTTGCTGGTCTTCCAGTCGAGGAGGACGATCTTGCCGTCACGGTCGCGGGACGGTGCATCGATGGTGCCGCCGAAAAGGTATTCTTCGGAGACCAACTGCACTTCTGGCTCAATGACGGTGAGACCTTCTTCGTCCCACCAGCGCTTGAAGTTGTTGAAGGCGATGGTCGCTTTCTCGACATCCGCGGGGCTGAACTCGGAGAGGTCGGCAACGTGGTTGTGGAGAAAACACTCAATGAGGAAGTGGGCGATGGTCCCGATGTCGGCGGCCTTGTCGCGGACCTTGCGGTAATCCTGACCTTCCATGCCGAGCTTCCACGCCCAGTGAATGAGGCCGCTGCTGTCCTCGCCGATCTTGGCGATGGTGCTGGCGCCCGGAACGTCGGTGCCGTCTTTCAGCGGATACTTCTGGTGCGCGCGGGTCTTCTCGAGGCGGACGATTTTGCGTCCGTCTTCGGTGAAGCGATCCGGCGCCGCGGGCTTGGCGGCGCGTGCCGCCTTGCCCTTGGTGCTGGGTTTGCGTGTGGTGTTTTTCGCTGGCATGAGGGTTACCAGGTGATCTCTTCGTCGTCGGTGCCGGTCTTGGCTGCGGCGGGCTTGGCTTCCGAAACGTCGAAGCCGTAGCTGGCAGCGCTGCCGCCATCTCCCCAAGTGACTAGTTCAAGCACCTGCACCGCCTTCGGCTGCAGCGTGATGCCAGCGCCGAGGCTGGCCGTGTACCAGGCGTAGGGCACGACAGCGACTTTGATCTTGGAGCCGCCACCAACATTGGCTTCAAGCGGCTGGCCGTCAGCGCCGAATAGTTTCGGCTGGCGGGAATACTCTTCGCCAGCCTTGGTCTTGCCGATGGCTTTGACCTTGAGCTTGAGTTGGACGACGCCGTCGTTTTCTTCCCAAGGCGCAGCGTGCATCTTGAGCTTGTCTTTCTTCAACTCACGCTTTTTGTCGGCGACAAACTCAGCGAGGATCGCCTCGACATCATCGATGAACGGCTTGGCGTCTTCTGCGGACAGCTCAAGGTTGACTTTGAAGACCCCAACTTCGTCGAACTTGGTGTCGGCGCGGTTGAGGCTGGGATAGCGAGCGATGCCCGCGGGTGTGGTTATGGTTGTATTTGGCATGGTTATTATGTGGTTGGTTGTTGTGTTTGTGTTGGGACTAGAAAATCGGAGCGGCGAAGGATGGTGAGGAAGTCCTGCGCGCGGAGCGTGATTAACCACTCCTCGCCGTTGCGCTTGTGGGCGACGACAGGGAAGAGCTTGGCCTTGGCATCGCGGATGGCTTGGGCCATCCAGTCGCGGATCTTGACGACCTGGCAAAATTTGACCTCCCAGTGGAAGTCAGGGAGGCACGGGCAGACCACATCGGGCGAGTCGCCGAGTCCGCTGAACTGCTGGCCGCGGCGGATACCGGAGTCGCCAAAGGCTTCGCGCAACTCGTCGCGCCACATGCGCTCTCCGCGGGCGCCTTTGGCTCGGCTATTCATTGATGGCCTCCCAAAGTTGTTTCGCCGGCGCGTAGACCGAGCCATCGCTGTCGCTGGTGCGGCCGACCGGGGCAGTGCCTTCAAAGCGGGTGAGCGAGGGGCGCCATGTGAGGTTGAGTGTGCCGGTGCGGCCAGCGCGGTGCTTGGCAACGATCAATTCGGCATCTTGCGGGTCGGGTTCTTGGTCTTGCACAGCGTAGTAGCAAGGGCGGTGAACCAAACACACGATGTCGGCGTCCTGTTCGATGCTGCCGGACTCGCGGAGGTCGGAGAG